TTGAGGTCAACCGTTGAAAAGATACGCTCTGTCCTCAACTCAAGGCGGTCAGGTTTCTTTCCTGTTGCCTGACCGTCATTACCAATTAGAGACACTCCTAGAATACAAGACTAGAGACAAGTATAAGGGGTGGATAGTACGAATACGTAACCTAAGAAACAAAGGTATATGATTAGCATAGAGTTAGCATACTACGATGCAATCCTACCGTGGCCTGTATCAGTTAATTCATTATACAAGGTTAAGGGAAAAGGATTATATGTCTCTGCTAAAGGTAAGGCATTCAAGAGTGCCTGTGGTATTATCTTTGCAGGTACTAAGATGGTATATGAAACAGAAAGAGTCTGGCTGGATATTGAGGTATATCCACCAGATAATCGGAGACGAGACATCTCCAACTTAATTAAGATAATAGAAGATGCTCTACCTTGGTTCAGAGATGACTCACAGGTAGATAAGATTAAAATAATCAGATGCGAGAAAGACTCTCGTAAAAAGGGGTACATCAAAGTTAAATGTGGGGCACTAAATGGAACAGATAAAACATGAATATAAAGATGGAAACGGAAGGCTACTATATACAGTAGTAAAATTTCCTAACAAGGAATTTCGGAGACTTAGGATAGATGCAACAGGCAAGGAGGTATGGAATTGGGACGGCATTAAGCAAGTCCCTTACCGCTGGCCTGACATAAAAGACCACAAGGCCATCATCTTTGTAGAAGGTGAAAAGGATGTGGACAAGTTACACGACATAGACCTACTAGCCACTACTATAGCAGGTGGTAGCAACGCATGGTCTCCACTTCTAAAGAAGCAATCAAACTTTCCAGAGAAATACTTCAGCGGATTTGAGCAGGTCTTTATCATTCCAGACAATGATGAGGCAGGACAAAAATTTGCCCAAGAGACAGGTGAACACATCCGTGACTTTGTATCCAAGGTATGGATAATAAACCTACCCAACCTAGAAAAGGGGGGTGACGTATCTGACTACCTAGATAACATTCCACATGACAACCAGAAGCAATCCCTAGTCAAGTTAATTGAAGATAATAAGGTTCCTTTTGAAATTCAGACATCTCAGCTAGAGATGAATAAGGCATGGGACTTTGATAACCTTACTGTAGATGAACACCTGACTGAGTCAGAGCGTTCACAGACAGTTAATGATATTAAGGTAACACACGATAGAATCATCTCACAACTCAAGGGGGTTTCATGGTCTGGCACTACAGCCAATGCGGTATGCCCTTCGCATGATGACCGTAAGGCTTCCTTGAGTGTTACCCTTGAAGCAGAAAAGATACTAATGCGCTGTCACTCAGGGTGTAGCATTCAGACTATTTGTAATTCACTAGGGGTTAAGGTTAGTGAATTATTTCTTAAGAGGGCAGTAGAACTCAGACATCATCAACAGACTCATGTTGTAGTACCTAAGCCAGATGATATGAAGAGTATCTGTTCAAAACTACTAACTCAGAATGAACCAGAAGAGTTTGATGATACACACATGCCCTCAATACTGAAGGATCATGTACGTGAAGCCTGCGAACTGACTGAGGCAAGCTCCGCTATTATATATGGAACTGCTATATCCTGCCTTGGGGCACATGCAGGAGTTAAGCTCACAATCCAGCCACCTAACTACTTTGTTCCATTATACGGAAACCTGTGGTTCCTCTCAATTTCAGAGAGTGGTTCCTTTAAGACTACTGCACTTAATGCAGGGTCAGCTAGACTTAAGGATAGAGAAGAGAAGATCATCTTTGAAGTCAAGGAGTTAGAGGCAAGACTAGACTCACTACGTGAACATGGCGCACAGGATTCAGATGAGGAAGTAATAGAGTATACCAACGAACTTAATAGGTACAAGTCTATGAGGACAGTACTTCCAAACAAGGCATCATGGGAAGCATGTATCGACAGGATGGACGAGACAGGCGGTGGAGTCTGGCTTCTGTCAGAGTTTGGAGCATGGTTAGCAATGTTAGAGTCAAATCATAACAGAGGTTTTCGTCAGAACCTTACAGAACTGTATGACGTACCTAGTTACTTTGAGGATGTAACAAGGACTAGAGGTAGTAAAATCTTGCGTTACCCTTTTGTTGGTATCTCCGGTGTATCGACCATTGAGTTTCTTCAGGGTCTCCTTGGTAAAGACGATGCAGGTTCAGGCTTCTTAGCACGGTTCATGTTGTTTAAGCCTCCAGTATCAGATAAAACACCATATGCATTACCACATAAGAAAGATAAGATTCAGGAGCTACATTCGTACAGATTATTGTCTGAGATATATAATCAACTCGACAATATCTCCGTTCCCATAGAATATAGTATATCGCTAGAAGCAAAGAAAGTTTTTGAAGATTATCATAATGATATGTTCTCACGCTTTCAAGATTCAGACGATGGTACTAAGTCCATACTTGACCCCTTCCTCAAGCGGTGGTCTCCTAGTGTGCTTAAATTAGCGTTAATATTTCAATATCTTATAGATAGTGAGTCTCAGGTCATTTCCGAATCAGCGGTAATGGGCGGGATTTCCCTGTCTCTATACGCTGAGAAGTGTACACGTTATCTTTTTGAGAGGGACTTAGGAGAGAGTACACATCAGAACAAACAACGTAAGTTGTTAGAGTATTTAGCTAATAGAAACGGAGCGGTTTCAAGGCAAAAACTTCTATCCTCTAAGATACTTGATGGCGGTCATCTTGAGTATGACTATGTCATCCAATCTCTGGAACAGTCTGGTAAGTTGTTTATGGAAACAACAGACGGTAAGGCTACTAATAATTCTAGAATAATCTTAACTGAGACAAACAAATGACAAACTATAGTTTAGATGAAGACGAGAGACAAAGAGAAAAAGAAGTAATGTATCCAGAACACTATCATAATAGCGATCTAGGTATACAACCATTGGAATATATCTTAGCTAATAACTTAGACTTTTTAGAGGGCAATATAGTTAAATACGTAACAAGATACATAAATAAGGATGGTATAGAAGATTTAATTAAGGCTCAAAGATACTTGGACAAGTTAATAGAGAGGGAGAGAACATGACAGGATTACCAACACAATATCAGCAGTTTATCCACCTCTCACGCTACTCCAGATGGAACTATGACCAGAAGAGACGAGAGACATGGGAAGAAACTGTAGACAGGTACTTTAATTTCTTTAAGGAACATCTGAAGGATAACTACGACTACAAGTTTAAGGATCAAGACATAGCTGAATTAAGAGAGGCTGTACTTTCCCTGCAAATTATGCCGTCAATGAGGTGTCTAATGACCGCAGGTTCTGCATTGAAAAAAGAGAATGTAGCAGGATACAACTGTGCATATGCACACATTGACAGTATCCGCTCCTTTGATGAGATACTATACATACTTATGAACGGCACAGGCATAGGATTCTCTGTTGAGAGACGTTACACAGAAAAACTACCATATATCCCATTTGAGCTACACGACACAGACACCACCATCATTGTTGCAGACTCAAAGTTAGGATGGGCAAGGGCATTCAAGGAACTGGTAGCACTCATCTACTCAGGACACATACCCAAGTGGGACTTGTCTAATGTCAGGGAAGCAGGGTCAATACTCAAGACCTTTGGAGGTAGGGCTAGTGGGCCGGAACCGTTAGAGAGTCTTTTTAATTTTACCATTAAGACTGCACAGGAGGCAAAAGGGCGAAAGCTAAAACCTATTGAGTGTCACGACATAGTGTGCAAGGTAGCAGAAATTGTAGTAGTAGGTGGAGTCAGACGGTCTGCCCTCTTAAGTCTTAGTGACATTGATGACGATGATATGCGCCACGCCAAGTCAGGAGCATGGTTTCATGAGAATCCTCAGAGGGCATTGGCAAACAATTCAGCAAACTACCATGAAGAACCATCCACAGGTACATTCCTCAGAGAATGGACTGCCCTGTACGACAGTAAAAGTGGTGAGCGAGGTATCTTCTCTTCAAAGGTTTCTGCTCTACAGGCTCAGAAAAACTCTGACAGGTTTGTAGATCAAGACATACATTGTTTTGGTACTAACCCTTGCTCTGAGATA